AAGCTAATGAAATTGATAAAACTGTAAAAACTCTTGCAAACAAACACGGTGTTAAATTTAGCTCTTGGGCTGGGTTTGATACTTCTACGTTTGAAAAAGTTTATAATGGTTTGAAAAGAACAAGTAGAGCACTTAAATTAGCAAAAATCGAAGCAGCAGCTAAAGGAGCTGTTCAAGTGGTTATTCCATTAAGTGTAGCGGACATAGCTTTAAATATTCCACTTGTAGCAATGGATTATATACAAGGAGTTCCAGCTGGTGAGAGCCTTGGAACAGTTTTTATGCAAGATTTATCAAAAGAATATCTTGGGGTAGCTTTTCCTGGAACTACTGAGGAACAATTTTATGAAAAATTTAAAGAAGCAGAACCTGCATACAAATTAAGACAAAAATTAGAAGATTGGAAATCTACCGCTGAACTTTATACACCTTTATCTGTAGATGAGGATGGAAAAAGAACAGGTGTGTTTTTAGAAAAAAGATATGAAACCTATCCTGAACTAGCAAGAAGGGGTAGAAAAAGTATTGAATCTGCAGAAAAAGATTATTATGATTTAAAAGAAGAATTTAAAAATATGTCCGAAGAAGATCAAGAGAAAGCTTTCATATCTTTAGGAATGGCAGACGAAGAGAGAGAAAAAATTATAGAAAAAAACAAAGAAAAAAGATTTGGATCTTCAAAAGATGAATCAGAACCAATTGGTGTTTATGGTAATCAAATTGAGACAGGTCAAATAACGGGAAACATTCCTCAGTATTATGAAACAGGCGGAAGAGTTGGATATCAAGAAGCAGGTCTGGTTGAAAAATTAGGAAGAGGTGCGCAAGCCTTTGATCCTCGAAACCTACCATACTATGGAGCCAAAACATTAAAAGGATTAGGTTCTGGAGTTGAGATGGCAGTTAAATTTCCTGTAGCCGCAGGTGCAGCTATTGGTGAAAGCTTACAAAAGAAACCAACTATGGAAACACTTCAAAAGTTTGGTGAAGCAATGGCACCTACTGCAACTAATTATCTTTCTAAAAAATTTGGACTAGAGGATTTAATTCAAGAAAAGGAAAAAGAATTACTAGAGAAAAGACCTGGAGCAGTTACAGTAGGAAATATAATAGAGTTAGGTGCAGAACTAGTTCCACCTGCAACAGGTTATTTAAAATTAATAGAAGATAGTGGAAGCAAACTTTACAAAGTATTAAGAAATTCACAAGAAGGTAAAAAAGTTGATCCAAAAGATATTGATGAAGTTTTAGAAGTACTTTCTGATAAAGGAGTTTCAAGAAGAGATTTTTTATCTATTGTAGGTGGTACAAGTATTTATGCTTTAGCTAAACACATAGGAATAGTAGATGCTGTTAAGATATCACAAAAAATTAAACCCGTAAGAATGCTTTCAAAAAGCACTACAAAAATGCCTGAATGGTTTCCAAGTATGATTGAAAAAGTTTTGGATGATACAGGGAATTCTATTTTTAAACAAATAGATGAAGATGCTGTTTTAATCACTAATAAAGAAATGCCTGGAATTGAAATAACTAAATACGACAATGGTAGATTAGAAGTATTTGGAGAAAATAATTATGGAGCTAAGTATTATATTGAATATGACCCTGCAAAATATCTAGATGATGGAAGTTATTTCCCTGGAGATTTCTCTGCAACAGATACTCGTTTCTATTCACTGGGTCCAGATGACTATACTAAAGAAAATGAAATTGTAGATCAGGTAGATGATATTTTTGGAGGTACTGATAAAATGAGAGAATATGCAACAGGCCAAAAGAAGAAAGAATTGACTAGAGGAGAAAAAGAAGCAATAGAAGCTGAATTAAGAGCAGAATCCTTTACTGATGAAATTGACTAAACTTACAAGAACAGTGCCACCTAAATCAGGACCTCAGCCCCAAGGCTTGAATATTACCTATAATACTGTTAAGAGTGTTAAACTGGAGAAAATAAATGGCAGATATCGACAAATCTCTACCAAACGTAGAGCAACAAATAACATTACCTAGTGAACAAGAAATTGCAGAAGATCAATTAGAAGATCAACAAGAAGCAGCCGAAGCTGGTGAACCTGTTGAGATTACTGAAAATGAAGATGGATCAGTTGATATTAATTATGATCCAGCAATAGCTGCAGTTGAAGGTGAACAAAACCATTATGCAAACTTAGCAGAACATTTACCTGATGATATTCTTGGAAGATTAGGAACTACACTTTATCAAAATTATCAAGATTACAAAACTTCAAGAAAAGATTGGGAACAATCTTACAAAGAAGGTTTAGATCTTTTAGGATTTAAATACGATAATCGAACAGAACCTTTTCAAGGTGCATCTGGTGCAACGCATCCAGTATTAGCTGAAGCCGTAACTCAATTTCAAGCTTTGGCTTACAAAGAATTATTACCAGCAGATGGACCAGTAAGAACTCAAGTTCTTGGAATGCCTACTCCAGAAAAAACACAACAAGCAAGTCGTGTAAAAGATTTTATGAACTATCAAATTATGGAACAGATGAAAGATTATGAACCAGACTTTGATCAAATGTTATTTTATTTACCACTAGCAGGATCATCATTTAAAAAAGTTTATTATGATGAGGTAGAACAACAAGCTGTTTCTAAGTTTGTGCCTGCAGATGATTTGATCGTTCCGTATTCAGCTACCTCATTAGATGATGCGGAATCAATCATCCACATTTTAAAAATTTCTGAAAATGACTTGCGTAAACAACAAGTTGCTGGATTTTACAGAGATATAGAATTAAAACCATCAACAGTAACTGAATCAGAAGTTCAACAAAAGGAACGTGAATTAGAAGGACAAACAAAAGGTCGTGAAGAAGATATATTTAATATATTAGAGTTTCATACTAACTTAGATCTAGAAGGATACGAAGACGTTAATTTAGAAACAGGAGAACCAACTGGAATAAAATTACCTTACATTGTAACCATTGAAGAAAATTCTAGGGAGATATTATCTATTAGAAGAAATTATGAAGTAGGTAATCCAAAGAAAAACAAAATTCAATATTTTGTACACTTTAAATTTTTACCAGGACTTGGTTTTTATGGTTTTGGTTTAATACATATGATTGGCGGTTTATCAAGAACTGCTACAACTGCATTAAGACAATTAATTGATGCAGGAACACTTTCTAACCTACCTGCTGGATTTAAACAGCGTGGAATAAGAATTAGAGACGATGCACAATCCATTCAACCTGGAGAATTTAGAGACGTAGATGCACCAGGTGGAAACATTCGGGATGCATTTATGATGTTACCTTTCAAGGAACCATCTCAAACTCTCTTAGCACTTATGGGCGTCGTGGTACAAGCTGGTCAGCGTTTCGCATCTATAGCTGATCTTCAAGTAGGTGAGGGTAATCAACAAGCGGCAGTGGGCACGACCGTTGCGCTTTTAGAAAGAGGATCAAGGACGATGTCTGCGATCCACAAAAGAATTTATGCAGCTTTAAAACAAGAATTTAAACTACTCGCTAGAGTATTTAAATTATATCTACCACAAGAATATCCATACGATGTCATTGGAGGACAGCGTTTAATCAAACAAGCTGACTTTGACGATCGGGTAGATATATTGCCAGTTGCAGATCCAAATATATTTTCTCAAACACAGCGTATTTCCCTTGCGCAAACGGAACTGCAATTGGCAGCTTCTAATCCAATGCTTCACAATCAATATGAAGTTTACAGAAATATGTATGAAGCATTAGGTGTAAAAGATATTGATAAGATTTTAATTCGACCACAACCACCTCAACCAAAGGACCCTGCTTTAGAACACATCGATGCTTTAGCAGGGAAACCATTCCAAGCATTTCCTGGTCAAGACCATAGAGCACACATTACTGCTCACTTGAATTTTATGGCAACTAATATGGCAAGGAACTCTCCTGTTGTTATGGCTGCATTAGAGAAAAATTGTTTTGAACACATTTCATTAATGGCTCAAGAACAAGTTGAGATAGAATTTAGAAATGAAATGCAACAGATTGCTATGATTCAACAAAACCAACAAGCAATGCAAGATCCAAACATTCAAATTCAAATAAAAATGGTGTCAGAAAAAATTGAAGCAAGAAAAGCACAGTTGATTGCTGAGATGATGGGTGAATTTATGGAAGAAGAGAAAAAAATTACTTCACAATTTGATAATGATCCTATTGCTAAACTTAGAGCAAGAGAATTAGACTTACAAGCACAAGAAAATGATAGAAAACGTAAGGCTGATGAAGAGAGAGGCAACATAGATCGTATGAAAGCGATGATGAATCAAGCAACTGATCAACAAAAACTTGCTCAGAATGAAGAATTAGCTAAATTAAGAGCTGATACGTCACTAGAAAAAACAATTTTAGCGGCGCAACTTAAAAAAGAACAATAATATGAGAAAAAAAATGACAAAAGCCGACAAAAAGGTTAAAACTGTTATGAAAGAGTTCAAAAAAGGTGAACTCAACATTGGTAAAAGCTCTAAAAAAGTGAAAAGTCGTAAACAAGCGATTGCGATAGCACTTTCTGAGGCTGGTAAAAGCAAAAAAAGAGGAAAAAATGAAAAAAAATACATCTAAAAAATCAGTTAAGGTAGAACATAAAATGCCTGTGGATGTTGAAATGACAAAACCAAATGAATCTCAAAAAGAGATGGTTAAAGGTCAAGGAAAAATCCTAACTGAGAAAAAAAGATCAGCAACTTGGTACTAAGTTATGATTCCTTGGGGATTATTTGGTCAAGGTCTAAAAGCTGGACTAGAAATTTACAAAAATAAGAAAGCAGCTGACGTTGCAATGTCAGAAGCTAAACTACTTCACGTGGAAAAAATGAAACGTGGAGAAATTGAGTTTAGTGGTAAGATTGCAGAAAATCAAAAATCAGACTGGAAGGACGAATTTGTACTTTTGACAATTTCTTCTCCTCTGTTTTTGTTAGCATATTCTGTTTTTGCAGAAGATGAAAAGATGCAAGAAAAGATCGATCTGTATTTTCAAAAATTACAAGAGATGCCTTGGTGGATAGTTGGCCTCTGGGTTTCAGTAGTTGCGGCTATATATGGACTTAAGGCTACAGATGTGATAAATATGAACAAAGGAAAATAATATGAGCGGATTCGTAGGACTAGCATTAAGAGGATTTGGTAAAGCACTTAAAGGTGATAAAACAATTAAAAGTGTTAAACCAAAAGTAGGCAAAGTAGAAACAGATAAATACAAAGCTGAAAACCAAAGAAAACTTGCTCAAGCAAAAGTTAAGTTAAAAGCAATGCAAAAAGTTGATAAAGATGTTGAAGCTGGTTATCAAAGTGTAAAAACAAAATTTAAAGATACTGGTCTTAAACAAAAAGTAGATAAACTATTAAATAAAAAACCATTTAAAGGAGAAGAATAATGAGAAGATATTTTAGTAATGGGTCAAATGTTATTGGACCAAAAGACATAAATAAAAACGGTCAAATTGAAAGTTGGGAAAAAGCTAGAGCCAAAGGAATGGCTAAAGGTATGGGTAAAGAATATGTAGATAGAGCTGAAGCAAAAAAAGGCGGATCTATGTATCACACAACTAAAGATGGTCGTAAGGCAAGAAAAGGTCTTTGGTATAACATTATGATGAAAAGAAAACGTGGTGCTAAAATGAGAAAAAAAGGTGAGAAGGGTGCACCTACAGCAGCTGCGATTAAAAAATCACAAGGCAAGTAATGAGAAGATATTTCCAAAAAGGATCACCAAGAATATTTGATCAATTGGAAA